GTTAAGAAGGTCTACAAGGGCTATATAAGCCTTGTCACGTTCTTGTTTCTTATGGTGTATATTGTCTCTAAAGAATTCAAGATCTAAAGCTTCCATAGTTTCTCTCCTTTTAGTTAGATGGGTAACAATACTCTAACACATTGCGTTAGGATAGTCAAGCATTGAGGAGAATAGGGGTAGGTTGTTTTGAAAGTTGGGTGTGGATGTATATATGCCTGACAACAGATAGTACCAATTTTACTTCAAATATATTGACAAACTTATAAAAAAAGGTTAATCTATAAATTATGGAAATTCTAAATATTTTTGATAAAAAATGTAAGATATGTAAAAAATGGATAGAAACTGCTTATGTTAGTAGACAAGCCAAATCAGGTAAAATCAATCTTTACCATTATTGCGTTAAAACTAAAAAAATGTGGATTAATTCCGTTTGTCCCAATTGTGTTGCTGACAATAAAAAAGAAAAAAGGAAGCTAACTCCTCGATTTTCAAAGATTTGGTGGTGGAAATGTGAATATTGTAATAAAACTTTTTACACAAAAACATCTAGAAAATCAAAGGTTTGTTCATCAAAATGTCGTCAAAATCTTTTAGAAAAGACAACTAACTACTATTCTAACTATCAAAAATCCAAAAGTAAGAATTGTGATAAAGTATGTCAAATTTGTCATAAAAATTTTAAAAGTCGAAATCCTAATAAAAAAAATTGTTCAGAAATATGTCTAAAAGAAGCTAAACGTCGATTATCACGAAAAAGATATCAACCTAAAACAAAAAATTGCTCAGTTTGTAAAAAAGAATTTCAAGGAAAGTCTAGTTATTGCTCAGAAAACTGTAAGCCTAAGAAAATAATCTAAAAAAATCTAATAAGTTTGATGGAACTTATGAAAATAATTCCTGGAAAATAGCTTAACTTTAATCGGTTTTTATGTTAAAATCCTTTCTGGAGGTTATTTTGGATTTAAAAATTGGAGCTTATTATAAAAATTTTACAAAATATTCTCCAAATGATTATTGTATAATTAGAATAACCCAAGAATATGATGATAGATACTTTTTTGAAGTCATTGAGGTACATTCTCACTGGCGATACACAAATTCCTCATTCCACAAATTTAATCCCGATGAAATATTTATAGAATTAAAAGCGTATGGAACGCCTTTATATAATGTGATAAATACATGAATATACAAGAAAATGAGTATTATAAATCCATTGAAACTAATATTATTTTAAAATGTATAAAAATTGATGGTACATTATTTCACATGCAAGTGGAGAATTATGGTGATTTTTTAGATGATCTTACGATATTTTTAGTTATTTTTGATGATCTCAATATTATTGAATTAAATTCGGCATTATCAGGAGATTGGGATTTTCTAAACTCACTTAAACATATGAAAAGTTATAAAACCCCCCTATATAAAACTCTAAATACATGAATATACAAAAAGACCGATATTATAGAATAAAAAATACAGATATGCTATTTATGTGTTTAGATGATAATAGTTCGCATATTCTTCTCAAAATATTGAAATGTGGAACAAACGAATCCTCTCTTCTGTCTATTCTTCCTTTTTTAATAGGTAAAGATACTTTAAAAATAATTTTTAAATTTAAAAAAGATCGGGAATTTCTAAATTCTCTAGAGGAAGTAAAGGTTTATAGTTCCCCTTGTATAAAATAGTTAATTATTAAGTAATTTATATAACTTAGAGCGATATTTTCTAGCCAGGGTAACTTTATAAATACCGTAGCCGAGATGTGGACTTAGGTAAACGCGGTCTTCTATGGGGTCTTGCCATCCTATTACCTTATCTAAAAATCCGGGACTTACCTCAAAAAGAAGGTCTTTAGGATCAAAGTTTTGTTCATAGCACTGTCTAAGGTATAATTCAAACTCAGTTCTATCGTGAAAAATATGGTTTTTATTTAAAATCATTGATAGTTTTCCATAAAGGCGTACCGTAAGCTGAGAATTTTTTATAAAATTTAAAGAATTCTTTAAGATTATAGTTGCTTAGGTATGGAAATTTGATGCTTTCTGAGCCTATTTTTTCAAGTTTTATGCGGACTATCCCGTTCATTACTGAGCAAACTTGTATTATTCTTTGGTTGTATTTGTGTTTGTAGTAGCGTTTTCTCATAATTTTTGTTTGTAATTTAGCTTCTAAAAAAATTATATCGAAAAATTTGCAAAGAGTCAAATGTTTTGATATTATAGTTTTGATGTTAGAATTAAAAGATATATATCCCGGTTTTTATTACAATCCAATAGATAAAGATGTGGTTCAAATATTAGAAGTTATTGATTTAGCTCCCAATTTAGATACAGAAGTTTTAGAAGTTCGATATAAAGTTGTAAGTGACCCTAATAATTTTTGGGGCATTGGAAACTTAAATGTTGAAAATTATGGAAGTTTATGGAAAATAATTGATTTTCGTAATGTTGTTAGATTGCATGGTTATGATAGTAAACTATGGAAATTATTAAATTCTTAATGATTTATTTTTTTCCAAAGTGGTGTTTGTTCTATAATTAAATCAAAATGATCTATATATTTTTCAATAAACACTTGAATAAATAGTTGATTAAAACTCAAACTTCTTTCATATTGAAAATTACTTAAGATAAATCTTTCAGCTTTTTCTAAGTTTTTTTCATCACTTACAATTCGTAAATTTTTAAAACTAGTTAATATCTTGTCTTTTAATTCATTTCTTCTTATTTTTTGAGAAACTTTACTACTGTCTCTAAGCTCTTGTAGTTCTTTTTCTATCTGTTTATAATGCTTACCCATACCTATACTCATGTTTTCTATTAGAAACAATTCTAGGGCTATTTTTGAAAGCCTCAGAGTGTCTTCTATATTTCGTTTAAGACTTTATATAAAGGCTGTTTTTGAGCTTCTATTTTTTTCATCTCATGTTGAGCTTGTTTTTTTCCACACTTACAGAATTTTTCAACTACATATCCAATTTCTAAAGGATTTGTTGAAAATATATAATTACGTGATATTTCTAATTCTTGATTATTAAAACCAAAAACACAACCATCAAATGGATATAAATCAGTTCTTATTGTAAGTGTTGGATATATTGTTTTTAAATGACGAATAATTGTATCTAATTCAAATATAGTATTACTCATTTAATAATTTCCACAATTTAGTGTTTTGTCCAGGAGAATATCCCCAGTGTGTTTCTAATAATCCATAAGTTAAAGAATCTCGGGTACCGTCTTCATATTTAATATCTACCCAACCATCACGTCTAATTGCTTTTATTTGAAGTCTATTCCTTCCCACTGGTGCAGTTTCTCGTAAATATCTATCTAAAATTACAAGAGTATCTAACTCTTTAAATTTAAAATTCATCATTGACTGCATTCCAAAGTTTACTACTTCTTGATTTTATAAAGTTTTTAATAATTTCTTGAGACTCTTCATCAAAAAATCTCAAAGGAATACTACCATTTATACCTCGAAAGTGTATAAAAATCAACTGTGGATCGCTTCTGTGTTTTTGAATTTTAGTAATGTCTTCAACTGAAAACATATCGGAAGTTATAGGATTTAGTATATCCCCATCATTTTTTACAAGAGTTTTTCTTATATGTTCATATATTCCATCTTTTTTCATTTTACTATTTTACCACATCTTTTACATATAAATATATGTTTTTTCTTATAAAAACTATGAAAACCAAAAAAACAAAAGGTTTTAAGATTCTTGATTTTTTGTATTAATCTTCCAAACATTTTTCAATTTCTTTGCCAATCTTATATGATCTTCTTTTTTTTCAAGAGAAAGTTCATCTATAAGACTTCGAATTTCTACAAGATCTTGTTTAAATTCAGTATTTCCATTCATATAAAAACTTAACATTTCTTCTAATTTATCCAATTTTTTTAGAATATTTTGTATTCTTTTCGAGTTTTGCATAAGGACTCCTAAGTGCCCAAGTTTCGCAACTAAATGAATTATTAGTACTTTTATTTAAAGTAACATTGTTATCCATCATATCTTCAGCACACATTTGAGAAACTTTATACCAAACAAAATCTATTTCTTCAGAATTTAATACAGATCTATTAATAACATACTGAGTATTTTTAGTATAATAGATCCACTTTTCTTCCCAAGCTTCAACTAAAGCTTCGCGAACTTTAATATCAGTTTCTTTTATGATTAATTTTAATTCAATTAATGCATCATGTTTCATGACAAATCCTATGACAGATACAATGGTTGTTTTCAGTATATCTCATATATGTGTCACTCCTCTTTTTTTCTTGTAGAAGTGTCACTTTTTTTTGAAGTAGTAAAATTACTGTAGATTTATTCCCAACTGTTTGAGTCTTTCTTCTTGAATTATAGCTTTTTCAAGTTCATCAATGTAGTATTCTACAGTTTCTTCTGTACAACCAAATGCAAATATAATATACTCTACTCTTATTTTTCCCATCACTTCTAGTTGTTAGTTGGTTAGTAACTTAGGCATGGTTTCCTAAGATTATACCAAGAACGGTGCGTCATGTCAAGTAAAAAATACTAATATTCTTAATTAACAACTAATTATGATGGTTAGATACTTTTCCATCTAGAGATAATAGTTGACATTTCTACCTAAATACTTTATTATGGCGAGATAAATACTATTTACCAAAGGATTTATATGAAAACCCTCAAATATTGCCTTTTTGGCATTTCTTTTGTATATTCTTCATTTATGATCTATAAAACTCCTAATTTTGCAGATTCTTTAATTATTGCTTCATTTTTATTAGGATTAGTATCTATGCTTTATTTAGATAAAAAATATCCAGATCAAGTTAAACAGTCAGAACTTTCCAAACTTGAAGAAGAAATGAAAATTGAAAGAATGAAATTAAGTATTGAACAGTTAAAAGAAAATAATCTTAGAGAAAAATCTATTAGAGATTCGAGAACTGCTGCTATGGGATATAGTGAAGGTAAGCATATCAAATTTTAGGAATTATTATGACAAAACAAATAGATAACTTACTAGAAGAACTTGAAAAAAAAGCTTTAGATATCGAACTAGCTGAAGAAATTACTGAACTTCAAAAAGAAGTTATCAGCTTAAGAAAAACTCTAGAATCTTATGGAATTAGAGAAGAAATGCATGTTACTAATATCGAATTTATATGTCAAAAAGAATTAGATAATTTGAAAAAAAGAGCTATGGGTGGAGGTCTATCTTCAGATGAAGCTAAGGTATTTGATCTACTTCATAAAAATCTTAGAATGGTAAGAGGTAAAATTAAGAAAAAAGACTTACCATCAAAAGAGACTACTGAGAAGGAATTATTGAGAATCGTTGATGAAACAAAATAATTTAACTAAAAAACAAGCAATTGATAAATTATGGAGATTAGGAAATCTTGAATGGAAACTTCGTGGTATTCAAAAAGAAATGAGAAAATCGATTATCGAAAATCCAGGAAAAAGATCTACATTTTTAGTGTCTCGAAGAAGTGGTAAGTCTTTCACGATGTGTGCAGTGGCTACTGAGACATGCATTAAGACTCCCAACAGTATTGTTAAGTATGTTTGTCCTAAGCAAAAAATGGTGAAAACTATTGTAAATCCAATTATGAGAGTTATTTTAGAAGATTGTCCAATTGATTTAAAACCAGAATATAAAGAAGCTGATAAGGTTTATCGATTTCCAAATGGTTCAGAAATTCAATTTGCTGGATCAGATAGTGGTAATATTGAAAACATTAGAGGAGGATTCTCTCATCTTTGTTTGGTAGATGAAGCAGGTTTTGTTGATGATTTAAATTACGCAGTATTATCTGTCTTATCACCTACAACAAAAACAACTGGTGGAAAAATAGTTCTTGCATCTACTCCAAGTCGAGAACCAGATCATGAATTTATGGTAGATTTTGTTGCCCCAGCTGATGCTGAAGATAAATTGATAAAGTATACAATCTATGATAATCCTATGTTTACTGATGATATTATTAAAGAAACCATTGATGAATATCCAATGGGAAAAGATGATCCACAATTTAGGAGAGAATATCTATGTGAGAGTGCAATTGATTCAGAAATAATGGTAATTCCAGAATTTAATGATGCACTACAAAATGATATTCTAAAATCTGTTGATTTACCTCCTCATTTTGATATTTATATTTCGGGAGATCCAGCTGCAAAAGATTTAACGGCATTATTATTTGGTTACTATGATTTTTTGAATTCTCAATTAGTTATATTAGATGAGTTAATTTTGGGTGGTGAAGGAACAGATATTACAACACAAGATATAGCTGATGGTATTAAAAGAAAAGAAAAATTACTATTTACGAATAAATTAACTGGAGAAGTTCAGCAGGCATATTTAAGAATTATGGATAATAACAACCTTATTCTTTTAAATGATTTATTTACAGAACACGGATTGCATTTTATTCCAACAGCAAAAGATAATAAAGAAGCCCAAATTAATAAAACTCGAATGTGGCTTAAACAAGGACGAATAATTATTCATCCAAGATGTGTTAATTTAAAATATCACATTAAAATGGCTAGATGGCAAACAGATCGAAATGGTAATAGAAAAGGTTTTCAACGAGTAAAGGCAACTTCTGATGGAAGACTAAAAGCCAATCACTGTGATGCACTAGATGCATTATTATATATGGTTCGAAATATTGATGTTAATAAAAATCCATATCCAGCTAATTATTTTGAATTAACTGGAGGAGATATTCATCATCCAAATGGAATGGAAAATTCTATCGATTCTGATATTAAATCAATAATGTATGGAATATGTGGTAAAAAAAGAAATAACAACTAAATATAAAATAGGATTATATTATGTCAATTTACAATCGACCTTCTCAAAGTGGTGATACTTATTTTGCAGCAGATAAATCTGATAAATGTGTAGATTATCTAATGAAAAAAAGTAACTATTGGTTTAATTTACTTAATTCTAATAGATATCTTGATAAACTAACTAAAAGTTGGGAAGCTTATCACGGTTCTTATTATTCATCTAGTTATACTGATTCACACTCAATTAATTTTGGCGGAGAATCGGGAGAACTTGCAAATATGGCAGTTAATCACTATAGAAATATAGCAAGGCATATGCATACTATGATTACATCTAGTCGTCCTAGTTTTCAAGCTCGTTCTATTAATACTGACTATAAATCTCAAGTTCAAACCACTTTAGCGAATGGCTTATTAGAGTATTATCTTAGAGAAAAAAAGATGGAAACATTTCTTAAAACGGCAGTTGAATATGCTATTGTTTTAGGTTCTGGATATGTAAAAATGGAGTGGAATGCAACATCGGGTAAAATATATGATTATATAGAACCTTCTGAGGATAAATTGTATGATTATAATGACAAAGGTGAACCAATTGATGAACAAGGAAATAAACTCAGTCCTTCACCTGTTTATGAGGGAGATGTAGAGTTTACAAATTTATCACCATTTGATGTTGTTTTTGATAGCACTAAAGAATCTCCAATGGATCATGATTGGGTATTATGTAGATCGTTTAAAAATAAATACGATCTTATTGCTAAATATCCAGAACTTAGAGAAGAAATTTTAAAAATAAGAACAAAAAGTGATAATTATTACTATCGAATGTCCCTTACTGCACTTGATGAAACTGTTGATGTTCCTGTTTATGAGTTTTATCATAAAAGAACAGAAAGTCTACCAGAAGGTCGATATTTACTTTACTTAGATGAAGATACAATTCTAATGGATACAATTATGCCATATAGAAGTCTTCCAGTTTATCCAATTATGCCAAGTCATTATTTAGGAACGCCATATGGTTATACTCCAATGTTTGATTTAATGCCAATGCAAGATGCTGTTAATAGTTTATATTCAACAATCTTAACTAATAATAATGCATTCGGTGTTCAAAGTATTCTGAGTCCTAGAGGTAATGATATTCGCATAAATCAAGTAGAAGAAGGACTTAATTTTATTGAATACAACGCAAGAGTTGCTGGTGGGGCAGATGGTCGTCCAGAAGCACTACAACTTACAAGAACTGCACCAGAAACTTATCAATTTTTACAAATGCTTGTTCGTGATATGGAAACAATTTCAGGAGTAAACTCAGTTGCTAGAGGAAATCCAGAAAGTTCGTTAAAATCAGGAACAGCTTTGGCGCTAGTTCAATCTCAAGCATTACAATTTATGTCGGGATTACAACAATCTTATGTAACAATGATTGAAAATATTGGAACAGGACTTGTTGAGCTTTTACAAGATTTTGCTAAAGTTCCAAGAATTGCTGCTATTGCAGGAAAATCAAATAAAACAAAAATGCAGGAATTTTCAGCAAAAGATATTCATACAATTAATCGAGTTGTTGTGGATGTAGGTAATTCGTTAGCGCAATGTTTAGCTAAAGACACGCCAGTATTAATGTATGATGGATCTATAAAGATGGTTCAAGATATTAAAATTGGTGAAAAAGTAATGGGACCAGATTCTAAACCAAGAACTGTTGAAAATGTGAATTCTGGTAGAGAGGAAATGTTTGATATTACTTCTAAATGTGCTAATCGTAATATAAAGTATACTTGTAATAAAAGTCACATTTTAACATTAAGATATTGTTCGGATGATGATCGATATAATGTAAAAAAAGGAGACATTTTAGATCTATCTGTTGGAGAATACTTAGAATTACCAGAAAGACACAGAAGATTACTCCAAGGATTTACAACTAGTGTGGAATTTGAACAAAAAGAAACACAAGTTCCTGCATATATTTTAGGAGCCTGGTTGGGAGATGGAACTTCAGAAACAACAGCTTTGACAACAATGGATGATGAGATTTATCTTGAATGGTCAAATTATGCATTTAGTATTGGAATGCAAATTAGAAAACAAGAAACTAAAAATCAATCTAATACATATTTTATTACCTCAGGACAAGCTAGTGGTGGACATGATAGAAATCCATTAATGAATGAATTTAGATCTATGGAAATTATTGGAAATAAACATATTCCAGAAATTTATCTAAAAAATGATAGAAAAACTAGATTAGAACTACTTGCTGGTTTAATAGACACTGATGGAAGTTTGGTTGATAATACTTTTGTTTTTACTCAAAAAAGTAAAAAACTCATAGATCAAGTTGAATATTTAGCTAAATCTTTGGGATTTAGAGTTACTAAAAAACTAGTTGAAAGAGAGTTTAATGATAAAGAAGCTAATATCTATAAACTTAATATTGGTGGAAATACTTGGGATATACCAACTAGATTACCAAGAAAACAAGTTAAGAAAAAAGATAAAATAAAAAATTGGAATAACTATGCTATTAATGTTAATTCAATTGGTATGGGAACTTATTATGGATTTACACTCAAAGAAGAGCCCCATTTTCTTCTTGGTGATTTTTCTGTAACACATAATACTACAGCTGGTCGAGTGCAGATGGCAGATAATTTAATTCAAATGGGTGTTGTAACTAATCCTGAACAATATTTTAGTGTTATTAATTCGGGAAGACTAGAATCAATGACAGAAGGTGCTAATAATCAAGCATTATTGATTCGAGCTGAAAATGAAAGATTAGCCGATGGCGAGACTGATGTTGTGGCAACTGCTGTAGATAAACATTCTCTGCATATTCGTGAACATATGAATGTACTTGCCGATCCTGATCTTAGAATGGATGCTGAACTAACAAAAAGAGTGTTATCTCATATACAGGAGCATATACTTTTATTACAACAAACAGATCCAAATTTACTAGCATTGATTGGTGAACAACCTTTGAGTCCTCCAGGAGGAACACCTATTGGTCCTCAAAGTGGACAACCTGAACAACCAAATCAATCTTTACAACCTATGTCAAATGTTACTCAAAATCCAATTGCAGAAAGTACGCAGGTTCAGGGTTCTATTCCAGAACCAGCTCAACCACCGATAGATCCTGCAACTGGATTACCATTTAAGGGACAATAAAAAAAAGACCTACCCATTATGGATGGTCACTTAATAATATATCCCAAAAAAAAAGGGACTATTACAGGAGTTAAATTATGTCAGAAAATGTAGAAACACCAATTGTAAATGATGCAATTACTTCAGATGATGCTGGATTTTCTAGTAATGCTGGTGATCAAGTGATTGAACAAGCTGCTGATTCATCAGAATCGATTGTAGAAGCTCAAAATGAATCACAAGTTTCTGAGTCAGAAGGAGTGCAGGCTGAAAACAGTGAAGAATTAAAAGAAGAAATTCAAGAAGCTATTGAAGATGGTGCCACACAAGAAGAAATTCAAGATATGATCAAAGAATATACTATTAAGGTAAATGGTCAAGAAAAAAAAGTAAAACTAGATTTTGCAAATGAACAAGATATTATAAGAAAACTTCAATTAGCTGAAGCTGGTCAAAGTGCTATGCAAAAACAAAAAGAACTAGAAAAAGCTTATGAAGAAGAGGTTCGTAGTCTTTTACAAGATCCTAGAGCTGTTTTGGAAGAACTAGGACTTGATCCTTTAAAGTTGGGCGAAGAATGGATTCGAAATGAAGTTGAAGAAAGAAAAAAATCTCCAGAATTAAGAGCAAAAGAACAACTTGAACGAGAATTGGCTAAAGCCAGAGAGGAATTAAAAAGAAAAGAAGATGAAGCTAGAGATGAAAAAATGGCTAGACTTGAGGCTCAAGAATCATCTAAATTAGAGAATGAAATTGAAGCAGCTCTAGATGCTCATAAAAATCTTCCAAGATCTCAAAAAACAGTAGCAAGAATTGCTGATGCGATGTTGTGGGCAATTGAAAATGCTGAAAGTCTTGGTTATGATCCGAATGAAATTCAAGTTGAAGATGTTATTCCTTCAGTTGAACAAGAAATTAGAGAAGAATTAAGAGAATTTATGGGTCAACTTCCAGAAGAAACTATGGAAGAATATATTGGTCAGCAAAATCTGGAAAGAATGAGAAAGAAAAGACTTAGCACAATGAAAACAAATAATGTTAGTAGTGTAAAACCAACAACACAAGGTGTTGAAAAAAAAGAAGAATCTAAAGTAAAAAAGAAAGTTAGATCGAAAGATTATTTTAGAAACCTATAATTTAACAACTATAGGTAGGAAACTATTGTCTTATCAAAGGCGGCTCTTTCATACCCCTTATGGATTGAAGGATACCAAATGAGAATTATAGATATATAGTTACTATTTTTAGTAATTGTACTTTTATAAGTATTTGTATTTATTATAAAAAGGAGAAGAAAATGGATAGCAAAAACATTACAAATCCACGTCTAGCTGATTTGCTTCTTACTTCTTACACATTTGCTGCCGCAGTTCAAGATATTCCTGGTGCCAGTATTGTTTCTGACAATGTTGAACTAGTTCTTGCTGAATTTGGCGATGATGCTGAAGTAGTAGAGGCTCGTTTTGGAACTGAAGTTGCCACATTAAGTGAAGCTTCTGGTGTCGCAACTCTTGACTTTACATCTGCTGTTACAAGTTCTGATGTAATTCAAGTTTCTGTTAGATCACCTAAATCAATATAATTTTAAACAAGAAGGAGTTAAATCATGGCACAAACTAATAATGATTTTACAACAATGAACTCCATCTTTAAGGAAGCATACGCTGATCGCGTAAAAGACCTTATTCCTGATGGTGTTAAACTTTTAAACATGATAAGCTTTACTTCGGCTGAAAAACAGCCTGGTAACCTTTATCATCAACCTGTTACTCTTGGACTTGAGCACGGATTTACTTATGGTGGAACTGGTGGTGCTGCTTTTGCTCTACGAAATGGCGTTGCATCTTCTCATGAAGACGCTCAAATTCGTGGACATGAAATGGTTCTACGTTCTTATCTTTCTGTAGGAGCTGTTTCTCGTTCTCGTGGTAAAGATTCTTTTATCCAAGCCTCTAAGCTTATCGTTGAAAATATGCTTAAGTCTTTCGCTCGTCGTCTTGAGGTTCAACTCATGTACGGACAAGCTGATGGTGGTATTGGTGTAATCGAATCTATTGCAACTAATACAATTAAAATTGAAGACCACGAATGGGCACCTGGAATCTGGTCTGGTTCTGAAAAAATGCCTATCGAAATTAGAAGTTCTGCTGGTGCTCTTAGAGGTGAAGCTGAAGTTACTGCTGTTCGTCTTTCTGATAAAGAAATTGATGTTGACGCTGTTCCTGCTGGTTCTGTAGCTACTGACGTTCTTTTCTATGCTGGTGCATTTGGTAAAGAATTTGCTGGTGTTCATAAAATTATCACCAACACTGGGGTACTTTTTAACATTGATGCTTCTTCATTCTCTCTTTGGAATGGTAACACTGTTGAAGTTGGTACAAACTTCTCTGGTGGTGAAGCAGTTCTTTCTTTTGCTAAACTAGAAGAAGCTATTGCTGTTGCAATGGAAAAAGGACTTGCTGATGAGGACGTTTACGTTCTTTGTAATCCAAAGTCTTGGAATAACCTTCTTACTGAGCAAACAGCTAAGAGACGTTATGATAGTTCTTACTCTGATGCTAAACTTGAAGATGGTGCAAAGGCTCTTACTTTCTATGGTCAAAATGGTATGATTGAAATTCATTCAACTATTTACTGTAAAGAAGGTTTTGCTTATGTAATTCCAATGAGTTGCTATACTCGTATTGGTTCTTCTGATGTTACACTTGAGCAGCCAGGATTTGAAGGTAAGTTCTTGAAACTACTTGAAAATGCTAACGCTTATGAAATGAGAGCTTATACAGATCAAGCATTGTTCTGTTCTCAACCAGGTACATCAACTCTATTGACTTTTATTAAGTCTTAATAGTCTTATTCTAGACAAACAATGGGGTGACGCAATGTCACCCCTCTTTTTCATTCATATTTCTTTTTTCATCTTCTTTTCTATGAAGATTTGTCTTAATTCTTGAGATTAACAACTATATATAGAGTATATCGTAGGAGTTCAAATGTCAAAACAGCTACAAATTGGCTCAACTGTTTATGATTATCCTGAACAGGGTGATAAAGCGGGATGGGGGGAAGATGCTAGCGCATGGGCAGAAGGGGTAACTGAAGCATTAAAAAATGTTCAAGGTCCAAACGATCTTTTAATAACATCAGCTACTTTATCAAATAATCAAACAATTGCAACTAATATTCCTGGTTTAACCTTTAATGTGGCACAAGTTGAATCTGTTGAAATTGACTATGTTATAAAACGTATTTTTGATTCAGGTGCATCTACTATTGTAGAAACTGGTAAAATTTTAGGAAATTATGATGGTTCAGATTTCAGTATTTCAATTGAAACAACGGGAGATTCAGGAACTGTGATCAGTGTTCTAAGTTCAGGTCAATTTCAATATACAACAAGTGATTTGACAAACCATCAATCATCCATTATTCGATTTAGAGCACAAACAATTGATACACCTTAAAATAGAATTTGTTGTATAGGAGAAGATAATGACAACCAAACGTAGACGCTTTCCAAAAGGAATTCAGCTTGATCCAGATACAAGTGCAATTACTGAAGAAGGTGAAGTAAGATACAATGATACTTCTAAAAAAGTTGAATATCAAGATGATAGCGCAACGAGAGAAGTTGTCTCTGAGGATGGTACTCAAACTCTCGAAAATAAAACTATTGATGCCACAGCAGCCACTGGAAATAATACAATAAGTGCCGATGCAAGTGACATTGAATATGATAATGGTGCATCTGGACTTACTGCTACAGATACACAAGCAGCCTTAGATGAATTAAAAACAATTACTGATAATCAAAATGAAGCATCTGAAATATCTTATGATAATTCTACTTCAGGACTTTCTGCTACAAATGTTCAAGATGCAATTGATGAAGTAGAAGGAAGAGTTGATACAATAGAAAGTGCTACATATGTAAATAGCTTCGAAGGTCGTACTGGAGTTGTAACTGCTCAATCTGGGGATTATGATGCTGATCAAGTTACTTATGATAATAGTACATCAGGACTTACAGCCACAGATGTTCAAGGAGCTGTAGATGAAGTAGAAGGAAGAGTTGATACAATAGAAAGTGCTACATATGTAAATAGTTTTAATAGTAGAACGGGTGCAGTTCTTCCTGCTGCCTCAGATTACGATGCCGATCAAGTTGACTATGATAACGCAACATCTGGATTAACTGCTACAGATGTCCAAGCTGCTATTGATGAAGTTGATGGAGATTTAGATGTTCACATTGCAGATACTACAGCTCACGGTACAACTGGAGATGTAGTTGGTACTTCAGATTCTCAAGTTTTAACGAATAAAGATATTGATGGAGGAACCGCTTCAAATACTAGTAGAGTTACTATTCCAAAAGATACTAGAGCTAATTTAGATGCACTTACAAGAAAAGAAGCAACAATTGTTTATGCAACAGATGAACAACAGGCATTGGTTGATGATGGAACGCAATTAGTTCCATTGGGTTCAAGTGAAGGTGGGTTGATTAATTTTGATCCTCTTGGAAGTTTTGAAACGGCTCAAACTTCTGATTATTCAACCTCTGGTGGAACTTTATCAATTACAGATACTCCTTCAGAAGTTGGTCGTGGAGATAAAGCTCTTAAATTTATCTCTACTGTAGCCTCTGAATCGGTTCAAAGAGATAATTTAGACGTTCCATTGGGATATAGAAGAAATCAATTTTTAGGTTTTAAATTTCAAGCTAGTATATCTGAAGATTGGACAGTTAGTTTATTTGATGTCACTAATTCACAAGATTTAATGAGTGAAACAATTTCAGGAAGTGGTGATTATAAACCATTTGAATTCATTGTTGGATTGCCAACAAATACAACTCAAGTATATTGGAAATTTGAGTCAACAGCAGCTGATACACTATTGGTCGATGATATAGTTATTACTCCAGATGTAACTCAATTAAGTAAAACACAATTATCTCAAGATATTAGAAGTACAGATGGAACTACAGGAGCTGATTTATTAACCAGAACAACTCTTGAATTTGATTTATCTGATCTTACATCAACCGGAGATGATATTCTAACAGTTTCAAACGTTTCAAGCTACACAAGATTTACGGCTAATGTTGATTGTGTTGTTGATGTGACAATACACACAAAAATGACTTCAGCAGCTGAACAATATTCGTTTAGAGTAAATGATTCACAAGTTGCAAGATCTGGTGGTGCATATGGAGCTAATACTCAAAATGATGGTACAGTATCTTTAAAAATAAAAGCAGGAGATTATATAAATATTCTTGCAACAGGATCGGGAGTTCCAAATGATGCTGGTGCTTTGTCTTTAAATGTTACAGCATATGCTGATTCTGATTCTTTAATTACAAGTACAACAAATTTTGCTCCAACTAGATATACTAGTTCTGATTCAGCTTCTATAACAAATGGATCATCGGTTTTTCTTGATTTCCCAACTTTAGATCATGATGATGATAGTTTAGTTACCGGATCTGGTAATGGAAATGATGCCACTTATACCAATACATTTAGATATATTGCTCCAAGAGCTGGATATATTACTGTAACAGCAGGAGTTTTATCAAATAGTGGTGTAACTCCTAGTTTAGGTGGAACAGCTGATTTAGGAATTATGATTGACGGTGTTAGAGTTTCAGATAGAAGATATGAAACTATGTCAAGTGATAATACTAGTTTTGCTCTAGATATGCAAATAACTTCTACTTTTTATATACAAGAAGGTGAAGCAATTAGTATTCGTTTGAGCAATGATTTGGGTGATACTATTGCTTTGGATCAAAATGATGCTAGAAACTATGCTGAATTTACATACACAGATAGACAATATACAGTAAACGCTGCTTTACCAGCAACTGCATATTTAAAAGATTTAAAACCTTCAGGAACGCCAGGTGGAGGTGCAGTTTCAGGATCTTTTAATACTCGAACTCTAAATACACTAGAAGGAACAACAACATTTATCACTCTAAGTTCTAATCAATTTACACTACAGCCGGGTAAATATAGAATTGAAGGAACAGTTCCAGGTTTTCGAATTAATGGACATAAAGCAAGAATTCAAAATATAACTGATGGTGTAACTGAAATAGTTGGAACTACTGAATCATGTAATAGTAGTGACTTAACTCAAACTCGTTCTTTTGTTTCAGGGGAAATTATAATAACATCTTCGAAAACTTTTGAATTACAACATAGAGTATCAACAACTAGAGCAACAAATGGACTTGGAGATAATATTAGCTATGGTGTGGATGAACTTTATTCACAAATAACAGTAACTAAATTGAGATAATGGAGTTATAAATGACATATGAACAAATTGATAATCTGGTAGTAAAAGATCGAGAATATTTTCTCGCTGAAAGACTTTTAGATATAGTTGGAGAAAAAGATAACTGGATTCATCCCGATGGTAATGAACTTGATGGAGATGGAAATCCTATTAAAGATCTATCTTATTCTGTTGCTCAATTAAATCCAGATAAAGGAGTAAAACCATCTGCTGTTGATTTGGCGGATGAATTAGAAATATATAAACAAGAACTAAGAGACATTGAAGATGCTCGTTTAGCTGAAGTTGCTCGTATTCAAGATTTAAAAGAAAGATGGAGTCAACTTTTTGATTCTAGAATGGCAGTTGATAATAGTATTGCTAATCCTGATGCATATTTTCGTGATGAAATTTTAAAACATGAGGATAAGGATTTAGCTGAACAACGGTTACAAGATTGTGAAAATAAAAGTCAAGCTTTTAAAGTTCAATATGAAGCCGAACAAGAACAACTTCCAATGGATGTTATGAAAAAAGAAAGAGATGAAAAATTGTGGAAAACAGATTTTACACAATTAGCAGATGCTCCTCTTTCTTCTGAAGAAAAAGCAGAATATAGACAATATAGACAACACTTGAGAGATCTTCCTCAAAAAGTTGAAGATCAACAAAAACTTGATTATTCTGTACCAACTTTTGATGAATGGAAAGCTGGAGCTGTATAATGTGGCTAAAAGATCCAAAAACTAACGAAAAATCAGCAACTTTAACTATTTTAATGGTTACTTTTGCTGCTTGTTTAGTAAAGCTTTTAATTTCTGGATTAGAGTATAAAGATTTTACTATTAGTAGTTTTAGTGGAGCTGACTTTGCAACAGCAGTTGGGGCAGCTGGTGCTCTTTATGGATTTCGAAAACATACAGATAAGGATAAATAATGGCTGAAGAAAAAAAACTTAGTTCAAGTCAATTAAGAAATCAATATAAAAAATTAGCAAGAAAAAGATATCTTAAAAGTTTATCTGAAGATATTCCAGAAGATGAAATGAGACTAATTAAAGAAAAAGAACAACAACTTTTAAATGCTATTAGAGACAAAGCCGTTGAAGAAAGAACCGAACCTAAAATAATAAAAAATGTAACTGATAAAATAAATACTCAAGAAAAAATTGCAACGGTTCCTGGGACAACAAAAAAAATTGATACATCAAAAGCAACAATGCAATTAGCTGATGCTAGTGATGCAATGAGAAAAAATGCTAGAAAAATGCAATTAAAAAAACTTATGAAATCTGCAGGAAAAGTTGCAGGTAAAGGTTTAAAAGCAGTTCCATTAGTTGGAGGACTTATATCAGCTTTAACAAGTGGAGATGCGTCAGCAGCTATTCCAATTCTAGGTGATGTTGATGAAATAGGACCAGAAAGAGGATCACCAGAAGCTGTATTTGAAGATATGTCAGCAAGTCCAGAAGAAAGAAAAAAAGCAATTGAAGCTTTGAAAAAAAGAATGGAGAGATAGAATGGGATTTGTTTTAGATTCAATATTAAAAGAAGATTTAATTGGCTCTAGAGATGAAAGCGGAACTACTTTTGAAACAATTAATATAAGTGGAAATACAATTTCTTCAGATTCTAGTAAATCTGAAGGTGGATTTCTTTTATCTATTACATATGAAAATGGTGTAGGCAATGATATTGATTTCTTTTTAGAAGGATCTTTAGATGGTCAGGCATACGCTCCAATCCCAGATACTACACAAAATATTACAGATGCTAGTGGTAGTATTACATGGGATGTTATTGATAGTAATTCAAATTTTGTACGTATAGGTTGGACTGTAAATTCTGGATCAGTTGATATTTATGGTCAATATTCAGCTAAACGTAGACATTAAGATTGAGGATATAAAATGGCAAATCATTATGTGTTCGTAAATGCCTCATCAACAAGTGGGGGAGATGGTAAAGTTAATGTTACCTTAGCGGATTCAACTAGAGGTTTTTTAGACGAAAAACTTACAGTAGGATCAACTAAAATAACAAAAACTGTTACAAATCCTGGAGGAAATGAAACATTAGAAATTGATGTAGATCAAACACAGATTGATCACAACTTACTTTTAAATTATGAATCAAATGAACACATAGATCACACAACAGTTGATGTGATTGCAGGAGATGGTTTAAGTGGTGGGGGAAGTATAAATACTTCCAGAACTCTTGATGTGAATATAGCTGGAGAAACCGATAAAGCTTCTCCTGTTTCACTAGATGAAATATTAATTTCTGATTCAGAAGATTCTAATAATATTAAAAGAGCGGATATTGGAAATATTGCCCAAGCACTAGATCATACTCAACTTCAAAATATTGGAACTAATAGTCACTCTGCAATTGATACACATATTGCTGATCTATCAATACATCGCGAATTGGATGATGCACTTACTACTACGACAAATCTATGGTCTGCTGATAAAATTCAAACAGAATTAGATTTAAAAGAAGATACTGCAAATAAAGGAATTGCAAATGGATATGCATCATTAGATAGTGGAGGAAAAGTCCCAGTTGCTCAACTTCCAAATTCCATTCTTCAATATAAAGGAACTTGGGATGCTTCAACAAATACTCCAACTCTTGTTGATGGAGCTGGAAATCCTGATGAGAATATTGGAGACGTTTATCGAGTAAGTGTGGCAGGAACTCAAGATCTTGGTTCAGGATCAATTACATTTGGTGTTGGAGACTATGTAATCTTAAATGATAGTAAAATTTGGGAAAAATCTGATAATACAGATGCTGTTACAAGTGTTTTTGGACGAGTGGGGGTTGTTGTTGCTCAAGCTAGTGACTATGATGCCAATCAAATTGACTATGATAATTCTACTTCAGGATTAGCTGCAACACAAGTTCAAGCGGCTATTGATGAAGTTGAAGCTAGAGTTGATTCTGTAGAAACTGGAAAACAAGATGATGTAATAACCACTGAGGGAGATTTAGTTTTAGGAAATGGATCAGGAGATGCAGCTCGTTTACCAATAGGATCATCAGATCAAGTATTACAATCAAATGGAACAACAGCATCTTGGCAAACATTAAACTTAGCCGATGAAAGAGTTAAAGTTTCTTCAAATGATACAACTGAAAAATTTCTAGAAGATGCATTAGTTGTTTCAGAAGGAGTAAATACTTCTGATATTTTAGAAGTTACAACTTTAAATGATGGTGGAGATGAGGATCTTCAAATTCAAATAGATGAAACCAAAATTGATCATGATAGTTTAGAAAATTTTGTTACAAATGAACATATAGATCATAGTAGTGTAAATATTAATACAAATGTGGATTCTGGTTTAAGTGGTGGTGGTGATATTACAACGAGTCGAACGCTAACGGTTGATATAACTGGTACAACTTCAGAAACAAGCGTTGATAATGCCGATCTAGTTTTGATACATGATGATAGTGCTGGTCAATTAAAAAGTATGAATCGTGCAGATTTTTTAAGTGGAATTGCATTAAGTAGTACTGGAGACATATCTGAATTAAGTTTTACTCTTGTAAATAATCAAACAACTCCAGCTAATATTTCTGGGTTTACATTTTCAAATGGAACAGTTAGAAGTTTTCAAGCAGTTGTCTCCATTTTGGTTGATGCTACTAGTGATTTATATGAAGAAAGAGAAATTCAAGGAATACAAAAAGGTGCTGATTGGGAAATCTCTCAAAGTGCAGTTGGTGATAATAGTTTAGTTGATATTGATATAACATCAGCTGGACAAATAACATATACTACACCCAATTATGCTGGATTTGTTGATGCCACGATTAAATTTAGAGCTATAACAACTAGTGTTTAATAATAAGGAGTATCTATGATAAAAAAAGAAGGCGATAAATATGTTTTATACTCCAAAGATGGATCTAAAAAATTAGGAGAGTCAAAGTCTAAAAAAGGAATTAATAAAAGAGAGAGACAAGTTCAATACTTTAAAAGTTTAAGGAACAAACTTGGTAAGAAATAGGAAGTTCTATGGCAGAAGAGAATAAAGAGTTCTCTCAATTAGATTTTGGTGGAGTTCTAAGATCAGCACATGAAGATAAAAATAAAGCGCTAAGAACTACAAGTGCTAATACTTCTGTTCCTGCATCTTATTCTAGAGTTGATTTAACGTATAATTCTAGTGACTCTGTTACAAATGCTAGATTTTATGAAGGAACTTTAGCTGAAATTCGTCATGTAACATTTGTTGATGACATTGGTGGAAGCTTAAATAATACATATTTTACATTATATGCCGAACAAGATGAATCTTTATATCATGTTTGGTATAATGTATCAGGTGGAGGAATTGATCCTGCGCCTCCAAATAGTTGTGGTATAGAAATACCAATTGAGACTAATGATGTTGCAGAAATCGTTAAGTTGGCAACTGAACGATGCTTAGAGCAATTTATTGATGATTTTGTTGTTCAAGAACTAGCTCCAGATAAGTTAAAAATTGAAAATGCCAGAAAAGGAACAGCCACAAATAGCATTGATGTGGGTACAGGGTTTATTATAACAACTGTACAAGAAGGAGAAGAAAAATTAATTAAAAACATAGACGTTCCATTTGATGGAAGTAGTAAATATGTTTTTAACACACAAGAAAAAAAGTTTGAAGTATTTCCAATTGCTGATGTAGAAATTACAGGTGAAGTGGATATAAAAAATCCAAATACACTTGAAATTATAAATACATCCATAGCTTTAAAAAATGTTGAAACAACACAAATTTTACCAAATGATACAAAGCGTTTTCGAATTAGAGTAAGAGATTATAAGGCAAAATTGAGATTAGCATATGGTGTTGGAGAAACAACAACTAATTATAGAACCATTAGTCGAGGATTTATTTGGGATTCAGAAGACATTGATATTGCTAATGGAACAACTTTATATTTATTATCAACGCAAGATAATATAGTAGTAGAAATAGAGGTGTGGAGAAGAGTTTAATCCACATTTAACTTTTAGGAGGTATATATGAAAGATGCTTTAGTTTTTGACACCACTGATGTGGACACTATTGCAGAAAGTGATCACGTTGGAGCGCATACCCTTGCGGGTGATGGCTCATTAATTACATCGGGTGATGGATCAGCAGATGATGTTGCAAATACATTTGAAGGGTTAGATATGAGATCTTTCCTATTCGGATATGATTCTTCTGGAGATAATTGGGACAGACTACAGGCTACAGGTGGCGCTCTTGATGTAAATATTGCTAGTTCTGAAATTGACATTACAGTTGATTTAGATGGTGTTTATGATGGAGTAACTAATACTAATCCCGATAATGTTGGTGTAATTCATCATACTAGAGCGGCTTCTTTGACCGATGTGCAACAAATTGAAAGAACAACAGCTGGAGCATTGGCTACAGTTGCATCTGCTTCTTTGTCAAATATTAGCGCTCAAGACGTTAACGCTTTTGCTTATGCAATAGATGGAACAACTGGAGATGCGGAACTACTAACAACAGATGGAACGTCTGGTGGTTTGAATGTACATGTTGTTAATAGTGTTGATGTAAATGATGCGGCTTTGGCAAATACTTCTATTGCAAATGCTGTAAACACTTTAGCTGCTGCTAACACGGCAGAAGATGTTGTTGCTTCGCCATTGGCTGATAGAAAATATCTCTATATCTATAATAACGATAATAGAAGAATGTATGTCGGAGCTTCTGGTGTTTCTTCAGCAGATGGTTTTCCTCTATCACCAAGATCTTATCTTGAACTTAGAGCAGGAGCTGCCATTGATATTGAATGGGTATCTCCAAAAGTTGGACATGATATGAGAACACTAGAGTTAAGTTAGTTTTAATTTAGAGGGAGATTTCTCTCCCTCTTTATATTTAAAAAGGAGATTAGTCATGGATAAGATGAAATTTACAGAAGAAGATAAAGAAAAAGTTGTAGAATTCTTAAATTTAGTTGCTAAACATGCAAAATTTAAATTAGAAACTTCAGAATTAATTAAATATTTTAAAGCCTTAGCTCATATGCAACAAACTATTTTACCAAAAATTAATGCAAATATTTTAGAAGTTGTAAAAGTTGTTGAATCAGAAGAAGGAAAAGAATAATGTTACAGCCTCTTGATGGTCCATCCTCACAAGGTACTTTAAGTTCAGTGGGAACAGTTACTCCAATTGAAGTAAAAGTTGGAGCTAGTGCACTAGAAGATCGAAAAGTAATTACATTACAAGGAGATGGTCGTTATTATGTTTATTTTGGAGATGGAACCTCAACTCCTTCTGCAGGAACAGTTTCGGCTAATGGATTTTTAAATTTTAGAAATCAATTAGTTAGTTATGAAGCAACCAATCAACAACAAATTTTTGTTTTAGCTGTAACAGGAACAGTGGATATAAAAATAGCTGAGAGAGCCTAATGTCAGGAACAGGTAGAGATAATTATAATCAAGTTGCGGAAAGCACTCCATTTGATAATGATACAAATGGATTTACTTCTGATAACGTTCAAGGAGCAATTGAAGAAATAGGAGCTTCAGCATCTCCTGGTTTTAGCTTTGGTCGTTCTGGTAATTTATCTCAAAATACATGGTTAAGACGACCGGGAAATGTAAATTCTAATCGAGCTGGTGTAACAGTTTCAATTAGTAATCCAGTTATTGTTGAATTATCTTGTTCTAATAGAAATATAGAAACATATGATATTGAAGTTTATGAACATGAGGGAAATCAAGTAAATTTAACATTATTGACAACTGTAAGTATTGTAGCAGCGCGAGGTGGAACATTTTCTTTAAATGTTAGTGTTACTCAAGGTAGACAACTAGCAGTTAGATTAGGAACAACTTTTAGTGGAAATGTAAGAGATTTAGGTGTTGATTTAATTTTAAAAGGAGACACTTAATGGTTAAAATTTTAAAAAATACAACACTAAGTGATATTTCCTTAGAAATATTGGGAATAACTATACCAGCTTCGGGTCAGTTTGAATTAAATACAGAAGATTATATTGAAGCTGCAAATGAAGAATCAATTTCAGAATTGACAACATTGATTAATAGTGGAGATATAGTTATAAATGATGGATTTGTTGATTTAAAACCACAAGAAGGAATAGAACAAGTATCAATATTTACATTTCGAGATTATAAAGATAGATTTGTAATTAATCAACCGTCTCATGGTTTTACTTTGCCAAGTATTGGAGTTCTTCCTGTTTATTATAATAATGTTGCTTCTGAATATCAATTAGCTATTTCAGATTCAATAAACACGGGAGCTGATGCAATGATTGTTGAAATCATTGATTCAAATAATTTTGTTATTCAAGAAGGTGGTAGTATTGCTAGTCCGGCACATGGTTTAGTAGTTGGAAATTGGTATGTTTTAAGTTCTACAGTAGCAGGTGAATTAGTTAATTATGCCACTCTTAGTGGTAATAATGTAAATGTTCAATATTTAATCTTTGTTTCAGATGTGGATAACCTTATTATCCGAATGGAACCAATATACACTAGAGATTTTTTTATTCCACAAGATATATCTATTTTAGAAGATTGGATTCAAGGTTCTATGCCAACTTTAACAGCAGGAACTGATAGAATTTTATTAGCTGGAGTTGTCTGGGAAGATAGTACAGGAACACTAGTAAGTGATATGTCAATTGGTGGAGAATCTGGAACACTGGTAGTTGAACAAAGTATTATATCAGGATTCCAACAAGCAACATCAATTTACTATTGGACTGATTCGCAAATTGATTTAATGATAAATAACACTTTAACTGTTACTTGGTCTTCGGGAACTCCAATAGATTTTCAAGAATTTGGGGCAATTCTCGAATATGTGGATCAAACAACACCATTTAATGCTATTAATACAGACTCAGGTACAGGATCACCGGATATTATGGATGCTGATGTAAACACTATTAGTGGTGGATATGCAATAGCAGTTGGAGGTTCTGGAAATAGTGGAGTTACTTTTAATAATAATGGAACTGGATGGACTCGAAAATTAAATTTAACTATATCTTCAGCGGATGGGGTTGTAGATGATAAACTTATATCTTCAGATGCTACTCCTGAAAATGTAAATTTTACATTAATTGGATCAAATCGGCACACACTTGTTGCTGCTGCTTTTCAAAGGAGAGAAACATGAGTTCTTCCACTCCATGGACAATAGCAACAAAAAATTCAACATCCTCTACTGGTTCAGACTCTGTTTGGGCATTTGCTCAACGGGTAAATACAGATATTTCAACAAATTTAAATAACTTAACCCCAACTGAAGTTCCAATTGATGGAGCCATTCTTACAAATGGAACTGGATGGGCAATTAATGGTAATGGAATAGAGTTAACAGGTTCAGATTCTTTTGTAAAATGCACAGTTAATTTACATATTACAGCTGCATTTAATAGAGCAAATTTACTTGTTAGATTTCGCTTAAATGGTGTGGCTTTTGGTCCTATTGGGGCATCAGGATATATAAGAAATGCAACAGGACATAATGAGTCTAGTATAACCATAACAACTTGGGTTAGTATGACAACGGGTGATGTTATTACAGTTGAAACACTAAGAGAGGCTAGAGCTGGAACTATTACAATGGATACAGCTGGTACTAGTCAATTATTACTAGAGAGGTTGGTAAATGTATAGATATGAAGTTGATTCAACAACTAGATCAGATATTGAAACAAGAATTGGAAAACCTTTTTTTTATGAAGATAATTTAAAGTTTTATGTTGACGGTTATAAAAAAGATGTATCAATACAATATTATGATTCTATAACAGATTCTTTTAAAACAGAAAATTTAGATGAAATTTGTCAAGCACTATACTCATTAGATTTTTCAGATAAATCCACTGAACATCTAATGGAAGAAATACAAAAGGTAAAAGCTTCTCCTTTTGCTGATAAACAAGATTTATTTTTTAGAGGTCAGGGTATTCAACAAACAATAACTGCTAATAGCACTGAAGATATAATATATATCATACCCTATACAAAATGTAAAATTAATGGAATTGAAGTTTTATATGGAAACAATGGTGATACCTGTAATTTTAAAATTCTTGATACAACTACTGGAACTTATACCACCATTCCTAATTATTTATTAAATCAATTTGGTTTTAATTGGAATATAAAACAAGAAGGCACTCAAAAGGAACTTCCGTATGATGCTGATTTATTTTTAAACATGCAGGTTGTTGTTGAGTATACAAATAATTCAAATACAGATACACTGATAGGAATTAATTTAAATTTACACGAGGATAAATCATGAAACAAATACAAATTGTTTTTACAAAATCTAAAAAGAAATTTCCAATTATATCTTGGTTAGTTAGACTATGGACTAATAAACCATATAGTCATGTTGCTAGAAAAGTATCAGTACGTGATTGGGGAGATGCTTACTATCAAGCTAGTGAAGGAAAAGTAAATTATGAATATCATACTGTTTTTAATCAAAAACATAAAATAATAAAAAGTTATACTATTTCTATTCCTGAAAAATTAGAAATGGAAATAAGAAAAGAATGTTTTAAAGAAGCTGGTAAAAAATATGCCTTTATGCAAAATTTAGGAATTGTTATCGTTAATATAATGAGTTTTTTTAATATAAAAATGAAAAATCCTTGGAAAGAAGGTCGTAACTGTTCGGAATTATTATATTTACATATTTTCAAGAAGTTACATCCAGAACTAGAATATGATCCAGATCTTGTTAGACCCGATCATATTGAATATATTTTAGAGAAGTATTATGGATAAATTAAAAGTAAAAAAGAAAATTTTAAAAAAGTTTGCCAAAGGTGGAATTAGTAAAAAGAATATGTCTTGTAATAAGCCAAAAAGATCACCATCTGGTGAAAAAACTCACGTTGTAAAGGCTTGTCAAGATGGTAAAGAAAAGATCGTTCGATTTGGACATAAAATGCCCGATGGAACTCATAACCCTAAAAGACGCAAAAGTTATTGTGCCAGATCTAAAGGAATTGGCAAATTAAAGGACAAATTATCAGCTAATTACTGGTCTAGAAAAGCCTGGAAATGCTAATATTAACAACTAATTATGAGACATAATGTAAAACAAGGAGAAAAAAATGTCTTACGATAAAATGAAAAAAGATGTTAGAAAAAAGATGCTAAAAGAGCTAAAATCGGCTATGAAAGAAGATATGTATGGACCAATGAAAGATGGTTTACAAAAAGTTACAGTTGCTTCAGATTCTGAAGAAGGTCTAGAAGAAGGACTTTCTAAAGCACAACAAATTCTTGAAAAAAGAAAAGAAATGCTTGAGGGTGAAGAATATGCAGGTGGTGGTGTAAAAGAAAGAACAACAGAAGTCCCTGATTCTTTTGGAAAAGGAGAAGGCGAATATAGAGGATATAAAGAAGATCCTTTTATTACTAAGAAAAAACCTAAATATTTAGATCACAGAAAAGAATTTCCTAAACTTATGAAAGATCAATATAAAGATGGTGGTTGTAAAAAATCTAGTAAAGCTGATCGTATAAAAGAATTGATGAAAAAAAGAAAAAAATACTAAAAATAGGAGCCACGAATGAGTAGCGTTCTAACCTCTACTGAGTTATTAAGAAGTATAAAACGTAGAGCAATGATTCCTAGTGATCAAAACACATTTACAGATGAAGACTTCTTAGAAATGCTCAATGAAGAAATTCAATATTTTGGCATCCCTCATTTACTTAGAACACATGAAGAATATCTCCTTGTTTCTTTAGATTTCGAATTAGATGAAGATAAACAAAAATATGAAATTCCATATAGAGCATTGGGAAATAAACTTAGAGAATTAAGTTATGTTACAAATGTTAGTGGTTTAACTGGACAAGCAACAACAGAACAAGTTTATGAAATGAGTCGAATATCTGTTGATGATTTGCCAGATTATAATAATTATGCAACAACTAGATATACACAAGCATTTTATGTTGAAAATAATAAAATTGTACTACTTGGAGAAATGCCCATAACTAATGCTGTTTTAAGAATGCATTTTTATCTTAGACCTAATGCTTTTGTTTTGGAAGATAGAGTGGGATTAATTCAAAATATAGATCGAACAACTGGAGTAATCACTTTAGAGACTTTTCCTAATGCATTTGCTTCATCTCCTGATATGGATTTTGTAAAACATCAAAGTCCCAATATTATTTTAGATTTTGATAAAACGCCAACCACTGTTGATTCAAATACAAGAACAGTTACTTTTAGTCCTAGTGATATTCCTCAAAATTTAATAGTAGGTGATTATTTAAATGTTGCCCAAGAAACATTTGTACCACAATTACCTGTAGAATTACACGCAGTTTTAGCTCAGAGAGTTGCAGTGGCGGCACTAGAAGCATTGGGAGATCAAGAAGGTCTTGCTGCGGCTCAGAGGCGTCTAGAAATGATGGAAAGAGCAACAAATGATATTATTGATAATCGAGTTGAGGGTGCTCCAGAAAAGATTAATAATAGACATGGAACTTTAAGAGAGGCTGTTATTTCAAGTAATGTAATTGGTCGAAGGAGATCCTAGTGCCTGTATTAAAAAAAGCTGCCGGTCTTTATACATTTAATAATGAGATAAATGAAAAAGAAGGCGCTTTAGACATAGCAGATAATGTTGTAATTGACGCACCAGACACTATTGAAAGTCGTCGAGGTCTTGGTGAATTTGGTAATACATTTGGAACAACAGACGATCGATTAAATCAATTAATGGTTTATAAAGATCGAATTTTAAGACATTATAATGATATTATGCAATTTGATAGTTCTGGTAGTGGATCTTTTAATACATTCTCGGGAACATATGAAGAACTTCTTGATGGACTTAGAATTAAATCTCAAGAAGCTAATGGAAACTTTTTTTTCACAACAAATGATGGCATTAAAAAAATATCAGCTCGAAATGCATCTCAAATTACAACATCAAGTATCACAGATGCTGGAGGTGTAAAAGCTTTAGATGTTAGTGCAGAACTTCTTTTTACTAGTGGTGGTTTTTTAGCACCTCAAAGTAAATGTGCATATCGACTAGTTTGGGGAATCAGAGATAATAACAATAATTTAATTTTAGGATCTCCAAGTTCAAGAACTATTTTAACAAATACAAGTAGTGATATAAATACAGCAGAACAATTTGAACTAGTTTTTACATCCAATTTAGCAACAGATTATGATGGAACAGTTGCTGATAGATTTGTAACATTTAGTTCTGTAAATTCAGAATATTTTCTTTGGTTTAGTACATCAGCAAATCCAGATGCACCACAAGCTCCAGAAACTGTTGGAAGAACGAGAATTGAAGCCGATATTGATGGTTTATCAAGTTCAAGTGATATTGCTGTTGCTGCTGCAAGTGCTATTTCTAGCCAATTATCTAGTGAATTTAGTTCAGAAGTTATAGGCTCAACTGTTACAATTACAAGTTTAGAAGCAGGAACGGATTTAACTGATGCAGCTTCGAGTACTAATTTAACTGCAGTAACTACAACGGTTTTAGAACAAGGCTCGGTATCTCAAGGTTCTTCTGCAAATGCAACTATTACTGCTATCGTTCCATCTGATGTTGATTCAACTGATTATTTTTATCAATTATATCGAACAGCTCCAATTACAGCAACAACAGGAACAAATCTAGAAGATCTAGATCCTGGCGATGAAATGAATTTGGCATTTGAAGCTAATATTACTGATGCCGAAATATTAGCTGGTGAAATTTCATTTACTGATATTACAACAGAATCTTTTAGAGCTTCAGGTGCTTTTTTATATACAAATCCTAATACAGGAGAGGGTATTCTTCAGGCGAATGAGCGCCCTCCTATTGCACAAGATATTGAATTATTTCGCAATTCAGTATTTTATTCTAATACAAAAACAACACATAGAGCTACAATTAATTTATTATCTGTAACAGCTTTTACATCAAATGTTTCTGATATTATTATTGGAAATTCTTCATTAGTTTCAGAATATACTTTTATTGGAGAAGCGCAAGTTAGTGACATAACCTGTGATTCTTTTGCAAACACAACAGATACTGGCTATATACTTTTAAATTCAGCTAGAGATGAAAGAAAGTATTATGTGTGGTTTGACAAAGGAGCGACTAGTGATCCAAGTGTAGCCAATAGAATTGGAATTAGAGTTGAAATTGAATCAGGAGATACTGATTCAGATGTGGCAAGTAAAACTGCAACTATTCTTGATCTTTTGGATGATTTTTCAGCTAGCGACTCTGGTGCTGTTGTGACCGTAACTAATTCAAAAAATGGTAATACAACTGATTTATCAATTGGTTCTTCACTTGGAGGAGTTTGGGCAGTTGTTGTTACAACACAAGGCGATGGAGAAGATGCAGCTAGTAATGAGGTTCTTTTATCAAGCGAAGCTTCTGCTGGTTTGGCAATTGATGAATCAGCTCGAAGTTTAGTAAAGGTAATAAATCAAGATGCTAATTCTCCAGTAAATGCTTTTTATTTATCTGGAGTTAATGATCTTCCTGGTATTATTTTATTTGAATCAAGATCATTAGAAGATGATCCGTTTTTTATAGCAACAAGTGATACAGCTATTGTTGCACAATGGAATCCTGAATTGGCAACTACAGAAACTATTACTGCCATTTCTGCAACTAACCCTACAGAAATAACTTCAGCTGGTCACGGTTTGATTTCGGGTGAAACTGTTTATATTTACAATACAGATAGTACCCCAGCTATTCAAGGTGAATATGAAGTTACCGTAACGGGAATAAATACATTTACTATACCAATTGATGTTACAGTAGCTGGAACTACTGGAATTTGGTATAAGACAACCGTTTTTTCAGATAATGAAGAATCTTCAAATAGACTTTTTTATTCTAAAGTTAATCAACCAGAAGCAGTTCCTCTGGTAAATTTTATTGATATTGGTCCTAAAGATAAATCTATTCAAAGAATTTTAGCTCTTAGGGATAATTTATTTGTGTTAAAAGAAGATGGTGTGTATATTGTAACAGGGACAACTGCTCCAAATTTTGGTTCTAGATTATTAGATGGTTCAACAGAGTTGGTAGCACCTGATTCTGCTGTTGTTTTAAATAATAAAATATATGCTCTTACTACCCAAGGGGTTGTTACAATAACTGAAGGTGGAGTAAGTATTATTTCTCGACCAATTGAAAATAAAATTCTAGAAATTGTAAATTCAAGATTTGAATTTGAATTAAGTACATTTGGTGTTTCATATGAATCAGATCGTGCTTATATTCTTTGGATGCCAACAGAATCAACAGACACATTAGCAACTCAAGCATATAGATATAATACATTTACAAGAACTTGGACTCGATGGACGGTATCTGCAACTTGTGGTATTGTGAATCCAGGAAATGATATTCTATATGTTGGTCCTGGTGACAGAAATGTATTAGATCAAGAAAGAAAAAATGACAATAGAACAGATTATTCAGATCGAGATTTTACTTTAACAATTTCAGCATCTGGTGTTAATGATGATGTGTTAAATTTAAATAACACGACTGATGTTCAAAAAGGAGATGTTCTTGTTCAAAATCAATATTTAACTATTTCTCAATTAAATAGACTACTAAGGCGATTAGATTTAGATTCTGGATTAGATGATACAGATTACTTTGCAACTCTTGAAGCGATATCTGGAGATAATTTAACTAATAAAATGGATAGTTTAAATATTAAATTAGTGGCAGATGATTCGAGTGGAACTGTAACTCCAGCCACTTATTCTACGGATTTTGCTACATTACAGAGTGAATTTAATGTTTTAATGTCTGAATTAAATGATGTAGCTTGTGATACTAACTTTAAAGATTATCAAGATTCTGATGGTATTGTTCCATATGAGTCTATTATTTTATCTAAAATCGACTTGTCAAACCAAGTAACTTTATCTTCTTCTCTTCCTTTTATTGAAGGACCAATACAAGCATTTTTAGGTATTTTAACTGCAATTCAATGGGTTCCACAACATTTTGGTGCTTCTGATTTATTAAAACAAGTTCGAGAAGGAACTATTATATTTGATCAAAATAATTTCTATAGTGGAATGGTTGCATATGCCTCAGATAGAAGTTTTAATTTTGAGGAAATTGAGTTTTTAGCTAGAGGAGTGGGTTTTTGGGGTGGAAATATCTGGGGAGAAAGCACCTGGGGTGGTGAAGGAAATGAGATACCAGTTAGAACTTTAATTCCTAGAGAAAAACAAAGATGTAGACATATAAGAGTTAAATTTGAGCATATAAATGCCCGTGAGATCTTTCGAGTACTTGGCATAAGCCTAGAGCCCAGACCACTTAGTAAACGAGCTTACAGATAGAATATGGAGTTCTGAGATGCCTTTTATAGATACAGTAAAAAGAATTACAACAGATGAATTTAAACCAGAAGATCGAGAAGTTGCTGAAAGAATAGGCAATATTTATAACTATTTTGCTGAACAAGTAACTAATGTTTTAAATGGTAATGTAGATTTTGCTAATTTACAAAGAGCACTAATAACTATCGATGTTGTGGTTGACTCCAATGGTAACCCATTGCAATCAACACAATTCAATAATTCTATAGGGTTAAGCGGAACAAATGTTGTAAATGCTGTAAATTTAACGAATAGAGTAAATTTTTTACAATCAACTCCATTTATTTCCTTTACATCAGAGGGTACAGGAATGTATACTATTGATAATATTAAGGGACTAAATGTTGGAGAAACTTATAGATTAACAATAGAGCTAATTTTCTAGTATTAACAACTATATATAGAGATAGCTGGAGAAAAAATGGCATTTATACCTGAGGAGGAAGAGGGTTCACAAGAAGTTGGAATGAACACTCTTGCCACACAAGACCAATTGAATCAACAACAATCCCAAGAAGATCAAGAACAACAAGTGGGACAAGGTACACCTGTATCTATTAGTGCAGGTCAACCTCAAATTGGTTCCCAAGTAGCTCCACAATCAACTCCTGCCACAGGAACACGTAAACAAAAAGGTTCGGGAATGTTTACTGATATTCGTAAATATATCAGTGCAAATAAACCAGCTGCTGAAAGAATTTCTGGAGCTGTTACGGGAAAAGTAGGACAACAAGCTCAAGATATAAAAAATCAAATTCAAAAACAACAAGATAAACTTCAACAAAATCTAGATCAAACTCAAAGTCGTCTTCAAGAATCTCGCGAATTTACTCAAGAAGCTATTCAAAAGGCTGGTTCTGGAGAGTTATCTGATGAAGATTTTCAAAGATTTCAAGGATTAATTACTAACGGTTCTCAATTTGATGTTGCCCAACCAGTAGATCTACTTCAACAAAGATCAAGAGCTAAAGCACTAGAAAGATTATCTAGTCAAGCTGGTCGAGCACAAGGAAGAGAAGAATTATTAAGACAAACATTTTCTGGACGTGGAAGACCATATACAAGAGGTCAAAGGGCAGTTGATTCTTTGATTTTAAGTGCTGATCCAACTGCTACACAACAAATGGTTCAAGGAACTCAACAACAACTTGGTGGTTTAGCTGATAGTATAACTCAAGCTCGTAAAAAAGCAATTCAAGATGTTTATGGATTAAAAAAGGATGTGTCTGAATTTACTGGTCGAGAGGGTGAAGCTGCTCAAAGTATTTTAGGTGAGCAAGGTGCTAGAACAACTTTGGGACAAGAATTAGATCAACAAGCCGCTACTGAGCTTCAAAAATTAACTGATCGAAGACAAGAACTTTTAAATAAATTACAAAAACGACAATTTTTAACCAAAGAAGAATTTGACGAACTTGGTGTTGCTGAAGGACTTCAAGGAACTCTTCAAGGTTTTTTGACAGCAACAGGTGGCGTACCTAAAGAAGTTGATTTTTCGCAATATTTAGATGTTATTGATCCTAAGAATTTCAATAGACAAACAATTGCTAGTGCCGAAGATCGAGCTAGATTTGATGCCTTAAGTAAACTTGTAGGACAAGAAGGTTTGGGAGATTCAACGGCACAAGCTGCACTTAGATTCAATGCTGAAACGGCTATAAAAGACGTTTTGGATCGAATGAATCGAGGTGATTTAAATGTTACTGAACAAGGAATTACGGGTAAACAAGAAGCAATTAATGCATTTCAAACTGCTTTATTAGCTGCAAATCCTTTTATGGCAGCAACTCTTTTTGGGGTAAGTGACTTTCAAGATAAATTAGCTCAAAATACAGGTGTCGATCTGGGTGGGGCTCAAGCTGCTATTGGTCAAGAAATTTTAAATCTACCTGATACCATGAAAGAAGGTTTAAGTCCTGAACAATTATTAATTAGTGGAGGTCCAACTGGAGCATTACTAAGTTCAGCAGATGATGCTCTAACTGGAACTGAACAAGCTCTTACTCCTGATTTACAAGGAGCAGTTGGAAGTGATTTACAAAATCTAGGTGCTGCTGGAGAAAGTCTTTTTACAGTAAATCCTTTTAATTTAGTTGGAAACACAATCAAAAGTGGTGAAAATATTATAAAAACAGCTGAACAAATAGCTAGTGCAGTTGGTGGTAATATTACAGGAAATGAAAATATTGATCGAGTTATTGCCGGACTTGCAACAGGTGGTATGACTGAGGCGGTTAATGTGGCTAGTAATATTGCATCTGAAGCTAAGCGAGCGGCTGAAAAAGCTAAAAATGTAGTTAAAAGTATTTTTTGTTTTATGAAAGGTACTTCTGTAAAAATGGAAGACGGTTCAATCAAAAACATTGAGGATATCGATTTGGGAGAATCACTATATTTAGGTGGTAAAGTAACAGCTACTGGAAAAGCCATTGCTTATGGTGAAATTTATAAATATAAAGGATCTTTTGTTACTTCATATCATGCTGTATTTGAAAATGGAAAATGGCTAAGAGTTGAAGATTCAGAACATGCCGAACTGACAAATTTATCTCCAGAATCTATAGTTTATCCTCTTAATACAGAAAATCATTTAATGGTTGTTAATAATTTTATTGCAGCAGATTTTCAAGAAACAGATGATGAATGGATTTCTGAAGATCAAAAAATTGAAAATTTAAATTCAAATATTGATCGTAATAATTGGTTATTGGAAGAAGAATATAAACTTCAGGGAGAGTAGTTTGAATATTCGAAAATATGATGATAAAAAAGATTTCGATTTGTTATCAAAATGGTTTCAAGAGTGGGACTGGACTATGTGGGATAGAGATGCTATTTCGCCATTTAGTTATATAGTAGAAAAAAATAATAAACCAATTGTATTTAGTAGTTATTATAGAACCATTGGAACAAATATGGCAAAAATGGGATTCACAATTGGGGATATAAATTCAAATAAAGAAGACAGAAGAAAAGCCACAGATCTAATTTTAGACTTTATTTTTAAAGAATGTGATGAAGTGGGTATAAAATATTTATATTATTCAACAGATGTTGAAACAATGGCAAAAAGATTTCAAGAGAAAGGTGCAATTATTACTGATCCAGGTGATGCCTGGATTTGTTGTAAAACTTTTGGAAATAAAACAGCAGAGTTTTTAAGTGATGGATAAATATGAACAATATATTCTTGAAAGAGAAGATGCATTATTATATGAAGATAAAGTAGGCTTTTTTACATATAGAATTACTGATGATATTTTTCAGGTAAATGATTTATTTATTCTTCCAGAATTTAGAAAATTAGGATTTGGTAAAAACTATGCTAAATTAATTGAAGAAATGGCTAATTTTTCTGGTTGTAAACTAATTATTTGTTTTAGTTGTAAAGATGCAAATAATTGGAAACAAAGTGATAAATATATTTTATTAAATGATTATAAAAAAATAAAAGAAACGAATACAATGATTTATTATCAAAAGGAGCTATAAAGTGGGTAGTATTGTAAATAAGGTAACAGGTTCTTTAGGACTTACCGCTGATCCAAGTGCAGGAGCTGCTGAACGACAACAAGCTGATGCTTTACAACAACGAGCGGTTCTTGAGTTAGAAAAACTTGGAATTCCATCTGTTGAAGCTCAAAAAATAGTTTTAGAACAACCAGAATTAGTTCTTTCATCTTTAGAAGAAAGACTTGGACCAAGTGCATTTGAAGATATACAAATAGATCCAAGACTACAAGAGGCAGAATTAGATGCTCTATCGGCTCTACAACAAGCTGGAGAAGAAGGATTTACAGCTGAAGATAGAGCTAGAATTGAAGCTCTTAGAAGTCAAATTGGGGCTGATGAACAAGCTCGACAAGCAAGTATATTACAACAAATGGCTCAAAGAGGGGCATTAGATTCTGGAGCACAATTAGCAGCTCAGCTTGGATCATCTCAAGCTGCAACACAACGTGCATCCCAAGAGGGTTTAGAATTAGCAGCTCAGCAAGCTGCAGCAAGAAGGAACGCATTGGCTCAAGCAGGACAAATGGCAAGTCAAATGGGATCTCGTCAATTTTCACAAGATGCACAAAAGGCACAAGCTAGTGATGCTATTAGACAATTTAATGCTGCCGTTGCCGCTAGAGATACAGCTGCAAAACAACAACAAGCTCAACAAAGAGCAAGTATTGCTAATCAACAAGAAATGTATAATAAAGGTTTGTTACAACAAAATTTTCAAAATCAATTAGCAAAAGCAACGGGAGTTACTGGTGCTCTTGGTAATCAAGCACAACAAGCTATGCAAAGTGCAGCTCAGCAAGCCAGTGCAGCTCAGCAAGAAGCTGCTGGAACTAGAGGTCTTTTAATTGGTGGTGCTC